CAAGCAGTCGCCAATATCGTCTGCTATATCTCTATGCTTTGCTACGTTGTCAGCAAGTTCCCCTACCTCACTAACTAGCTTTAGAGTCTGTGTTGCTACAATACCATTCCTAAAGATGCCACGTTCGCTGCTCCACTTGGTACACAGCTGTAGTAACTCGTCCATTCTAGACATTGCACTTCTCCTCTATCAACTTGTCTAAATACCAACGTGCTTTGCGTAGGTCTTCTATACCGTTCTTGTCTTGCCAACGATGCGTATACTTGATTAGGTTGCCGTTAAGATAACCTATAAAGGCTTCTTTACTAAGCCGCTCTTTAATGTACTCAATGCACTCAATACCGTTGCCTTTGTAGTGGCTAGGGTTGATAGCATCCTTTGTAGGCTCTGAGGCTCTCTGCTCAGCGTTAATTTGCTCACTGACACGTCTAGCGTGCGCTCTGCGTTTCTTACTTATTGCGTCCCACTCTTCAGCAGGTGAATTGTCAAGAAAACTCATCGTCATTTTCTCCTAAGTCTTCGATTATTTGATCTAGTTTGTCCTCTACCTTATCCTCGAAGCGTTCTACAAGCTCCGTAGAGTTAATCTCTAACGTCTCAAGTACAGTTATCTCATCTAAGAGAGACAGCTGCTCTTTTATCTCTGTGAATGTTTTACTCATTCGTAGACTCTCCGTACTTCTTTCTAAGGTAGGACATACTAATTGGCAGCTCGTCAAAGCTGCCGTTGTTTACTTCGTTGAATATCCAAAGCCCACGCCAAGACTGATTAGTCTGCGGTGTGAGATAGCTTTGGTCTTCTTGATAGAAGATGCCTGCGAACAGACCAGTGACTGACACACCGTCAGCTCTACGTGCGTAGGCGATGTCTCTGTCTTGTACGTGACCCATGACACAGCTAACCATCTTCTTAGTCAGCATTAGCTTAGCAGACGATACAGGACGACCCATAACGCCAGAGGTGAAGTAGTGTGAGTAGGCTATGCCGTTAATCATCTTAACTTCTAAGAACGGCACAACTTCCCAACCCATCTTCTCTAGACCAAGGTCAGCAAACGACATCAAACCCTCAAGCTCAGGACTATCATCTACTGCTCTAGTGATCCTGTTCTCGTGGTTGCCAAGTAAGAACACTAGCTTAGGTTTCCACACCTTGTGCTTGTTAGCGCGTTGCCGTGCTTGTTCTTCCTTGATAGGAGCTAAGAAAGCCTGCATAGCAACCTTGCCTGACTCTACGTCTGCTTGATAACGTCTGCCTTCAAAAGACTTCTTACCTTTGTCATAGCTAGACAGACTAGGAAAGTCCCAGTGGTCACCTAAATGGATGATAACTTCAGGCTTCATAGCGACTGCATACTTACCTGCCCACGTCAGATGCTCTACGTTAGAGTCTGGTTTAACCTGCGTGTCTGGTATGACAAAATGTCTCATGTCTTCTTCCTCGCTGCACGTTCTGCGTTAGTTTTCTTCTGGTGACACTCTACGCACAAGACCTGCATACCGTCTGCTTCACAGAACAACCTCTCTGAGAAGCCTGCAATGTCTTTATAGCTGCTTAGTTTGCCTGCCGGAATGATGTGGTCTACCTGTATCTCTTTGTTGGTATGCCACTCTGAACACTCAGCACATTGATACTCGTACTTGTGCCTGCAACCTTCTACTGTACGCTCTGCGTCCTTCTTAACTTGAAACTTAACAGGGTAACGACTGTAAGCCTGTCTAAGCGCTGATCGTATGAACTGCCAATAACGTGCTTCTGTCCAAGTCTTTCCGGCTCTAGTGCGCGGTACTAGTTGCTTCGCCATAAAAGCGTACTCCTGTAGGACGTTCTCGTGGAGGCATCCACATCTGTCCTGCTGTGCGTCTTAGCCACAGTAGACGTGCATTCTCCAACGCCCTGTCATAGCCTAATTGGTCTTCGCAAATGTCCCACATATCAGTTTCTTTGCGGCAGTTGCCAATCAGTTCGTGTGCGCCACCTGCGCCTATACCGTCAACACCAATGATGTTGTCAATAGCGTCGCCTGTGAGTATCTGCTTGTAAAAGCTCTTCAAGCCTATCTCTGAGCTTACGAAGTACTCTTCCTTCTTCACAAAGTTATAGTGCATNCCTGCCACTTGATCGAAGTCTTTATCAATACTTACCATGATAGGCTCATCGTTCAAGTAAACAGACGAAGCAGCAACAGCTATAGCATCGTCAGCCTCTTCACCTTCGATCATGACTGCTTCCCAGTAACCAATAGCATACTCGCGTATAGCAGGCAGCAGAATAGGTTTTGCGCCTTTCCTGTTTCCTTTGTACGGAGCAGTGACGGCAACGTCATGTCTGAAGTTGTCGCCTCCGGTTAGATAAAGTATGTAGTCGTGGTCAGGATAACGTACTAGAACGTCAGTGAGGATAGAGTTGAAAGCTCGTTTAACTTGCGCTGTAGCGTTGTCTAAAGAGACTTGTGCGTCATTCTCGCACGCACAAGCCGCCCGATAGCAAAATATATCGCCATCAATTAGAAGCATTACAGAGCTTCTTCTAAGCTAACGTCTACGTTGACTTCTGGTGTGTACTCGTTAAGGTCATTGATAACTAGCTTCATACACGTTGGTGAACGACCTTTCTTTCCTTGAAAGTCCCAATCGTAAGTACCTACAGCAACGGTGGCAGTAGAGCCGTTACCAACTAAGCAGCTAATCTCGTCACCGCTAGTGTTGTAAGCACGTATCGGATTAGTAGATTTGACTGTGAGGAAGCTACCACGATCATCGTCTTTGCTCTTTACTTGCAAGCCTCGCTCTTCTAAAGCACTAATGGCTGCGTCAGAGAGATTAGACAGATCAACTTGATACTTGCCAGACATCTCATTCTTAGTAGACAGGTTCGCCCAGAATAGAGTTGTCTTGAGGGTTGTGGGTTTTGCTTGTTGCATAGTATTTCTCCTAATTAAGGTTTGTGGATTTTANCACTAAATATGTATATAAGTCAATGAGTTTCAGTAACTAAAGGTGTATCAGGCTCTTCTGAGTAGTTTTTTATGTCTTTCTTTAAAAACCTATTAAAAAAATCTTCAATTCCTTTAGAATGATAATGTGTTTTTGGATAGTTTGATTTTCTCTGACACCATCTTCCGGTAGTCCAGTAGTAATCGTAGCGTCTCCAATCGACATAAATACTAATAAGAGTAGCTTTTAAGAACACCTCAACTTCTATTCCTTTTATATCTTTTAAGAAATCTAAAACCTCCTCTAAAGTTTCATCTGTGTCTCTTCTAAGAATACTTTCGCCTTTGCTGTTTTTGCGTACAAACTTCCATTCGCTAGTGTGTTTCACTCCAGTTATCTCCTATTTTAAATTCACCATCCATAGGGCAACGTAGTTCAAAATCGTCACCTGCCTTACGTATCGCATTACGAAAGTGTAGTCCTACAGCCTTGGCGAAAGCCTCTGGCGTCTCTACTTGAAACTCATCGTGTACGTTGGCGACCATCTTAAAAGGTATGTTCTGCTCTCTAAGACTCTCGACACCGTTCAGCAATGCTTTCTTCATAAGCGCTGCGCCGCCTCCTTGTAAGAGGAAGTTCAACGCACTATAAGCCTTGCGTATGCGTATCCTTCTGCCGTCTAAACTAGGTAGACTGCCGTTTGCTGCTATCTTCTCTACTAACTCCTTCAACGCTTTTAGCGATGGTATATTGTCAAGGAAGTCCTTCTTTAGCTTCTTCCCATGTTTAGCGCCCTTGCCTGCGATACTGCCTATCTTCTCATCACCTGCACCATACAGGAATGCGTAGATGAACGTCTTAGCTTGGTCGCGTGTGTCGAGTCCTGCCGCTGCTTGGTTGGCGCTGTGTATATCGCCGTCTAAGATGGTGTTAACGTAGTCCTCGTCCTTCATATAGTGGGCTAGCATCCGTAATTCAAGACCAGACGCATCAATACCCACTAGTTTGTTGCCTTGCTCTACAGTCCAACAAGCTCGACACTGACCACCTAGCTCAGCCTTGAGCCGCTGCACTGGTGTCATGCCATCGTGCGCCTTACGTGTTGCAGGCACTTGAGCCATGTTAGGCGATATATGAGTCATCCTACCTGTTGCTGCACCGCTGCTAAAGACACGACCATGCACTCTGCCGTCATCTGCTACAGCTTCTAGCCATGAGCTTACCTGACTAGCTCTTTTCTGTAATAGAAGATACTCAGCAACAAGCTGCGCCGAAGGATTGTCAATGCCCTCTAGCACGTTCTCATCTATCTTGTAGCCGCCGCCTTCAGTCCTGTCAGTGAACTTAACACCAACAGTCTGTAACCTCTTAGCTATCTGCGGTCTACTGCCTACGTTAAACACTTCTACGTTGTCTTTAAGCTGCTTACCTGTCTTCTCAGACCAACGCTCTGTCACGATAGGAGGAAACTCAGCCTGTAGCTGCTCTTCTACCTTACGCATACGATACGTCAGCCTGCTGTAAAGCTCGTTAGCCATTGGTAAGTTAATCTTAAAGCCATTACTGCGCTGCAACTCTAGCTCAGCCGTCACAGCGTGTTCTAGGTCTATAACGTCCTGCGTGAACTTAGCCTTCTTCAGGTCAGCCGTCACTGTCTTATAAACCTTAGTGGTCAGGTTAACGTCACGCTTGCAGTAAGTAATCATTTCCTCACACAAGCCTCCGTCATAGTCGGTGAAGTCATCTTTAGGGTACGCCAGACGCTCGCCCCAACTCCGCAAACTGTGACCNCCTGCCTGTGCAGGGTTAAAAAGGCGAGACAGCACCATAGCATCAACGTGCTGCTTACCTTCTACACTAATACCCCACACCGCCGCCATCACTGGCACGTCAAAGCCTAAGCCGTTATACGTTAGAATGCTGTCGTGCTTGTTTATCAACGCCTGTAGCGTCTTAGCTTCGGTGTGTACAGTCGTCTCACCTGTAGCGACATCCTCGGCACAAGCACACCANATCANTGNTGTGTTTCATATCTGTCTCTATATCAATGGTTAGCATTCTGTGTCCAAATCAATGTCGTGTACNGTTTTAAGGTCTAGGCGTTCGTGCAAGTCAAACACGCCATTAGAGTTTCTAATACATTCTAAACACTCGC